AACCCCCAAAAATTTCTCCTCACAACCATGCAAAAAACACGCACAAAAGCACAATCAAAAATTTCTCACAAACTACACACAAATAATTCCACACACAAACTACACAATTACACGCCGCAGGAACAACCTCCACGCGAACCGCCTCCACGCGAACCACCTCCACGCAATCCACCTCCACGCAATCCACCATGCACCGCACGAGCAAAATTCGCACGCCCAAAATTCGGTAAAATTCGCTCTTGCAAATATTGCACAATTCGTGCTATAATAAACACGTCGAAAGGGAACAGGAAGGAAGGTTAGGAAATGAACACTGCCAATTACAATAGGCCCTCGATAAACTCGTGTTTTATAGGCGCAAGGCTGTGCTCGCCAAACTGGGAACGACCGAGCGCAACGCCTACGTTAGCAAGCTAGACGTTGGAACCTCTATTCTCGCCATTGCGTGTGATAAGGGTTTCGAAGAGGTGTATTGCGATGTTCGCAAGTCCTATGATTCGAAGTATTGCTGCTAGTGGGAAGGTGAAGGAAAATGAATCTGGAAGTAACAATTCCTGATGTATTGTACAACGATGCGATAGAGTACCTCGCCGAAGAATTATACAGCTCATGGCACCCGAAAAGCCCGACGGCAGCCAGTTAGCGGTCAATCCCAACTATGAGCTCGATAAAATGACGGAGCACTACCGGAAATATAGAGGTGGGGTCGACGTGCTCAACATCGTAACAGGTTCTATGATTCACGACGTCGAAGCCGACGCGTGGGCTCTTGCTTGTCGCTACGAAAAGGATAGGGGGATCGGTTGATGTGTGAACAATGGTCAAGCGGATATCAGGAGGTAATATACGCGCTTGCCCGCTGTCGTTTCGAGGCGCTCAGCTCGGAACTTGTAGAGCCTAGGCGCTACAAGCGTTACGCCGATCGGTATATCATCAGGCTTGAGACGGCTAAGGCGCTAACAGGTAAGAGCTACCAGGAAATAGACCGCGACGTTATAGCGATTTACAATAAGCTGTATATACAAAGGAAGGAGCTATAATCATGAGTCGTATTATCAAGCGCAAAATCAAGCGCACTACCGCCGAGGTGTACGATGAGAACGGCAATCGCCTTGGAACTATGGAGGTCGGCGGGCAGGTTTCCGCGCCGCGCATGGCTAACATCGTGCGCCGAGATAAGGGCAACTCGCTTTTAACGGTGCGCAACGTCGTAACGAGTGAAGACGTATACGTTATGGACGTTGATGAGTTCGTTGAGCACGCGGAGCGAATGGGCAAAGCCGATTTCGAGGCCGACAACGGCGGCACCGTGCATCACGATAAGCGAGATCCTCTAGTTACTGTGTGCGATGCCGTAACGGGCGATGTTTATCTTGAAGTTGGCGGCGACAAGGCCGTTAGCAAATAGCAAGCCATAAGAAGAAAGGAAACTAAAATGGCTGACGAAATCATGATGATGGATTCCGAGCAGGGTATCGCGAAGAACGAGGAGATGAGTTTTTCCGAGCGGATCATCCAGCACGTTCGCGAAGAAGGCTTCTTCTCCACCTTCCCGACGGACAACCTCGAAGGGCAGAAGCTTCTCTACAAGGCGACCAACGCAAGCAAGCTGCTGCGTGATTTCATGGAAACGCCCATTGCTGTCACTTCGCTTGTGTTCTCTCCGACGGCGGTTACTACCGAGGCGGGCGACGTTGAGCAGGTCATGGGCGTGTACCTCATCGATAGCGCAGGAACTGCGTACGTATCTTCATCGAACGGGGTTATCCGCTCTGCTATGAACATCATGAGCATGTTTGGAGACCCGCAAGGCTGGTCCGAGCCGCTCACGGTGGTTTGCCGTGAGACCAACACCGCTAAGGGACGCCGCTTCAAGTTCCTCGATGTCCTGTAGTCTAGCGCTGGTCTAGTGCAAGGGGTTGGCGCGAGTCAACCCCTTTTTTATCGCCTGCGCAGGCGCTAGAATATGAAAGCGTAACGCTGATACCAAAACAACGCCCGCCTTGATGACAGGCGGGCGCAAGGAAGAAAGGGGCGGCCATGGCGAAAAGGAAGCGTAGCAACCTGGATGAGGCCATCGGAAAAGCCTTGCATGGCACGCGTAACAAAGTATATCGCCTTAAAAAGAAAGGCGCAAGCGCGAGCGAGATCGCCGCTATCGACCCGCGAAAAACCGATTGGCGGTCAAGCCGCGGCAGCGCGCCTGGTTCGGCAACTCTGTATGAGCGTTATCGTAAAGGTGAGTTGAACGCGCGCGAGAAGGCCGAGTTTTTGCGCCAGCTCAAGGACTTTAACGAGCGCGAAAACAAGTACACCTCTACGGGCGGCGGGCGCTTTATCTCCTCGAAAGCTCAAGAGCGATTCGGTGCGATGGTAGAGGGCGTGAACAAGGCGCGAAAGAGGACGCTCGACAACATCGTAAAGGGCGGCAGTTATTACCAGTTCGGCGCGTCTGGTGTGGACGTGACCACCATGAGCGAGTGGGATTTCGAGCACTACGTTTCGCGCAACCTCTCGCCTCTAAAGCGGACCGAGCCTTTTACCTCATCGAAGCAGGTCGCCCGCGCAATGCAAACGCTTCTGGGCGCGACGTCCTCGATGAGCGGAGCACTTAAGAAGAGTGAGAGCTGGCGGCGTGCGGCGCGCAACATGCTTATAGACAACAACCAGCGCGAGCTTGCCGAGGCGGTCGGGCGCATGAGCGCCAAGGAATTTCTAGAAATGATAACCCTTACCGATTTCAACGTCCGCATGACCGACTTTCCTTATCAGAATTATTTCACTGTGCAGGGCCATTCGCGTGAGCGCGGGCTGGCAGCTGCGCAGGACGAGAGTAGCCGGTATATGATCGGCCTTGTCGATAGGTTCTCGCAGAACAACGCCGCAAAAGATAAGAAGTAGACAATGCGCGAGTATTGCGCCGACTTCGAGACGAACACCTATATAGACGATTGCCACGTGTGGGCATGGGGAGCCGCCGACATTTGCGAGAACCCCGAAGACACGTTTGAGTATGGTACAACTTTGGATGAGTTTATGGAACACGTGTTCGCATGCCCTGGGCGGTATTGGTTCCACAACCTCAAGTTCGACGGCAGTTTTATAACCTCGTGGCTTCTTTCTCACGGCTACGAGCATACCGAGGACATGCCGCGCGCTGGGCAGTTCTCCGCGCTCATCGACGATTTAGGCAAGTTTTACTCTATCGCCGTCGGTACCAAAGTGAAGTTCGCGGACAGCTACAAAAAGATTACCATGCCAGTTCGCGCCGTTGCGAAAACATACGGCCTGGAAATGTCAAAAGGCGAGATTGATTACAACCGTTACCGCCCCGTTGGCCACGTGCTCACGCCCGATGAGCTGGACTATCTGCGGCGCGATGTGCTCATCATGGCGCAAGCGATGAACGTGCGACTGCTCACGGGCACGAAGCTGACCACCTCAAGCGACTGCTTGGAGATTTTCCGCGATCTCTACGGTAAGAAGCGCTACCGCGCGACGATGCCTATCATCAACGGCGTTATCGACGCGGCGATGCGGCGCGCGTACCGCGGCGGCTGGGTATACGTCAACCCGAAGCACAAAGGCGAGGACGTGGGGCGGGGTATTCGCCTCGATGTGAACTCTCTTTACCCCTGGGCGATGCGCTACAACTCGCTTCCCGTCGGCAACCCCTCTTATTTCGCTGGCAAGCCGAACCCCACACCCGAGCGCCCGCTGTGGATTGCAGGAGTCACCATCACGGCGCGTCTCAAGCCTGGCAAGTTGCCTTGCATTCAGCTCAAAGGCTCTTCGATTTTCGGCGATCGCGAATACACGGACGTTGTCCCCGAGCCGACGCCGCTTGTCGTGTGCAGCGTCGATTACGAGCTTTGGTGCGAAATGTACGACATCGAGGTTTGGAGCTGGGACGGCGGTTGGAGCTTCGCGCAGCGCGAGGGCGTGTTCGACGATTATATAGACACCTATATGAAGCAGAAACAAAACGCAAGAACGCCAGGCGAGCGCGCCGAGTCGAAACTGATGTTAAACGGCCTGTACGGAAAGCTTGCGCAGAAGATTTTGCAGCGCGGTCAAGTTCCCGCCTTGGATGACGACGGCGTTCTTTGCTTTCTCGAAGGCAAGGAATGCGAACGCGAGCCTGTTTATTTGCCGATGGGCATTTTCATCACGGCGTACGCGCGGAGAAAGACGATTCTCACCGCCTGCGAGTTCGGCGACCGCTTTTGCTACGCGGACACGGACAGCATCCACGCGATCGGGGAGGAGATTCCAGAGGACGTTGAGATACACCCGAACAAGCTGGGAGCCTGGAAACACGAGGCCACTTTCGAGCGCGCGAGGTTCGTCAGAGCGAAAACATACGTTGAGACGGTGGACGGCACCGAAGAATACACCTGCGCCGGCATGTCGCAATCGCTCAAGAACATAATGAGATGGGATGACTTCAAATGCGGATTTCAAACAACTCCTTGCCTTTTTTATCATCCAGGGGGCTGTGGCGAGGACTGCGAAACGTGCTATAGTAACGCGAGAAACTGGGGGCTTAAACCGAAACAGGTTCGCGGCGGCGTGGTGCTTTTGCCTTCGCCGTTCTCTATTAGGTAGGAGGTTCGCGCAACGTGATAGCGCTTGACGTTACAACTCTTATCGTGCCCGCTCTCTCGGCGCTGCTGTCCGCCGCTTCCGTGGCGGGCGGGGTGTACGTGGCGATAAGCAACAGGCTTTCGGTGCTCGAAACCAAAATGGACGCACTAAGCGACAAGGTGGAGAAGCACAATTCAGTTATCGAGCGGACTTATAAACTCGAAACCGACGCGGCGACCGCTTGGAAGCGGCACGACGAGCTGGTCGATCGTGTGGAAAGATTGGAAGATATGAGGTTAGGAGGGACGCAATGAGCATCAATTGGAAGGTGAGAATCAGAAACAAAAACTTTTGGCTGGCACTTATCCCCGCGCTGCTGCTGCTTGCGCAGGTGTGCGCAGCGCCGTTCGGGTATGCGTGGGATTTCGGCGTTCTCAGCGCGCAGCTTGCCGCGATCGTGAACGCGCTGTTTGCCGTGCTCGCGATTCTGGGCATCGTCGCCGACCCGACCACGAAGGGTATGGGTGACAGCGAGCAGGCGCTTTATTACGAGAAGCCGAAGGAGGTTTAGGAAATGCACATTGCGATTGCGGGCGGTCATTCCGCCATTGCGAGGGGAGCGTCGGGCTACCTCGACGAGTACGAGTGCGACCGCGCTTTCGTCGCCCGACTTATAGACGCTTTCGATGCACAGGGCTGGTACGTCACCGACTGCTCAAACGAGGAGTCCGGCGTTTCCGCAGAGCTTCGCGAGGAGTGCCGAATCGCCAACGCGAGCGGGGCAGACCTGTTCATAGCCGTTCATTTCAATGCGGGCGGCGGAACGGGAACCGAGGTCTGGCACTATCCCTATTCGCTCGCCGAGACTTGCGCGCGGGAAGTGAGCCGCGAGCTCGCTTCTGCGCTGGGCTTGCCGAACCGAGGAGCGAAGAGCACCGCGGGGCTTTACGTCTTGAATCACACGGAAATGCCCGCCATCCTCATCGAGGTGTGCTTCGTGGACACCGAGCAGGACGCAGACGCCTGGCACGCGGCGAGCTGGAACGCCCTCTGCGGCGCGGTAGTGCGCGGGCTTGGGGGAGATTACTTAAACAAGGAGGAAGACATGTTAACCGAGCATCAGGACAAGCTTTTAGCAACCATCTACGAGCAGGTAACGGGCACGTACGACCCCACGGGGCGCGGCGTGGAGCTCAACGATCACGATCATATCAAATGGCTGGGCAAGGCGGTGGCCGACAACGCCGCCGCCGTTAAAGCGGTCGATGCAAAGCTCGACAAGCTCATCGAGAAGCTGGGGTAGTTATATCGCGAACTGTTGGCAGGTTATTAACAAATGGTGGAAAGCCCGAGCAGGTGTTCGGGCTTTCTTTATGCCGCTTTCACGACCATGCAGATCCGCGCGAGGAGCTCGTGAATCTCGTCTGACTCTGCGGGCGTCGGGTAGATTCCCGCCCGCGCGAGCAAGGCGAGCACTTCGGAGAACAGGCGATCGGCTTCGCGCTGGCGGTTAATCTCCCTTGTGCACGTCGCGCGGCGCGGTCGCTCGCCGTCGTCCCAATATATAGTTGTCTCGATTTCCGCGGTGCGGCGGCGCTTGTCGGGGTTCGCTGTTATCTCGATATAACAAGGAGTTGACTTACCGCCGTCATAGGTTACGCGCATGTTGTCCCTTCTTTCCTTGTCGATTTAGTCGTGTATAATACAGTATAGCCGAGATTCCGCGAACTGCCGCAAGTAGAGCACGGGGAGCCACTCGCTCGCGCGAGCCCGCGCGTGTTCGGCCTACGGCAAGGCTTTTAGCGGTGGTCGCGGTAGATCCGGCAACCTTTACCGTGCGCGGGGGAGCCGAGCAAGGCGTAACCCCGCGCACACTTGTATAAGGGAGGTAAACATGGATTTCGCAACACTGCTGGCAATGCTGGACGCCGACGAGCTGGATCTGGACGGCTTGCGCGACGGGTTGGGAGAGCTTTCGAGGGTGAGCGAGGGCGCAAACGCGCGAATCGCCGAGCTTGAAGCGGCAAACGACGAGCTGTCGCGCAAGTACACCGAGACCGCCGCGAAGCTATGGGAGATGACGCAGGCGGCGACCGCGCCCGCCGACGAGGGCGACGAGGACGACGAGGGCGACGAGGAGCCCGAAAGCGACGAGGAGCTTTTCGGCGACCTTTTCGAGGAAAAGAAATAGGAGAGTGATTGCACATGCAGGGACAGCTAAACGCAACAAACGTTGAGATTCTGAACAGGATTCGCAAATCTGCGAGCCTGGAATATAAAGACCGCGTTCCCGTTGCGACGCAGGCGAACCTCGCACGCACGGCGCGGACTATTCGCGGTTATCCCGTCGTTTGGAACGAGTTCATCGACATCCTCGTGAACAGAATCGGGCTCATGTTGTTCAACGCCTATCAGTTCAACAATCCCTTGGCACCCTTTAAGTCGGGCATGAGCTGGGGTTCTATTGCTATGGAAGTCGGTAACAACCTCATCGAGGCCGAGAACTACGACCAGATTGACACGAACCCCTGGACGGCGACGCCCGCCGACGTGGTGGCAAACTACTATGTGCGCAACCGTGCCGACGTGTACGGTGTGCAGACGAACGAGGCGCTTATCGCCGAAGCAGCCGAGAACGAGGGTCAGCTTTCGGGGCTTGTAAACATGATGTACAACGCGCCGAACCAGTCCGCCGCTTGGGACGAGTATAAGATCATGCTCAACTCGCTTGCCGAGTACGAGAACGGTTCGGGTTTCTACAACATTCAAGTGCCCGATCTAGCAACGTCCACCTCGAAGGAAGCCGACGGCAAAACGCTTGTTGAGCTCATCCGTTCTATGTACCTGCGGATGAACGGTTTCTATTCGCGCAAGTACAACGCCGAGAAGTGCGACAGCATGGCCTCTAACATGATGCTGCTGATCGATAGCACGGTTGCTTCTGCGGTGGACGTTAACGTTTTGTCGGCTGCTTTCAATCTTCCCTTCGCCGAGTTCGTGGGCCGTCAGGTGGTCATCGACGAGTGGCCCGACGAGCTGAAGGGCACGCAGGCGATTTTGGCTGACGGCGAGTTCTTCCGCGTCTACGACATCCTGAACAAGTCGGCATCTATCTACAACCCGAAGACCGACGCAACGTACACCTATCTGCACGTTCGCGGCATCTACGCCACATCGAAGCAGAGAAACGCGGTTCGATTCTCAACCGACGCGAACACCGAAGGAGCGGCAACCGTGGGCAGAACCGTTAAGTCCGTCACCGTCGCGACCGACCCCGCGGGCGGCGTTCCCAAGCTTAAGCCCGGCCTGGTGGTGCAGCTTGTGCCGACGGTCACCTACTCCGACAACGCGACCGATGCAAACGCGTATTTCATCGTGACTGCGGGCACGGCGGCGCAGGCAGCGGACGGAAAGCTTCCCGTTATCCTTCCCGATACGGGAACGTACGTTGACCGCTTCGGGGTGCTGCACGTGAGCGAGAACAGCGACTATGAGACGATCGTAGTTACCGCCGTCGCAACTCACGGCCCGACCGTGAGCGGTAACATCACGCTTGGCACCGCTTTATAGCAGCGCGAGCAGGTTCAATCGGGGCGGGTTATCCCGCCCCTTTTTGATATGGAGGTGAGACAATGCCGTTTAGCCCGATCGAGTGGCCGACAGATTCGCGCGTTACCTTGTGCAAAGTGCCGTGGGACGCGGCTTATAAAGATGTGGTTTGCTTCGAGAGCGCACGGGCGCGCGATGCGTACTTCGACGCGGTTTGCGCGAGCGCTGAAAGCGTTTGCCTTGATAAGATGACGTACCTCAAGCCTCGCGAGCCTGTTACCGTGAACGTCCCCTATTCGCGCGCGTATAGGTACAACTATCTGCGCGTGGTGAACCCCGAGCTTCCCGTACCTGGCGAGACGACCCCGCCCGTGCTTTACTATTTCGTCACGTCGGTATCGTATGTCGCACCGAACACGACCGCGCTCGAATTGCAGCTCGACGTGTGGACAACGTATATCTACGGGTGCAGCCTGGGTACGGGCTTCCTTGAGCGCGGGCATCTGCCTATGAGACAGGTTTACAACGCAGACGGCGGGAGCATTGGCAGTATCGAGAGCGACAACCTGCGGCGCTGGTGCACCACGCCCGAGGGGCTGGACGTCGGCAGCGAGTACGTCGTTATCAATCATGAATGGAAAGACATTTCCAACGCCTCGGGCGGCGGCTGGAAAGTCCTCATCACGTCCACGGTCGACCTCACGGCAGACTGGGGAACCTCATCAAGCCCTAACCTGGAATGCGCGAAGGGCCAACGAGTGGACGGGCTTATCGGAGGTTGCAACGTATATACCATGGCAACGGACAGGTTCCCAACGTTCATGGGCGCGATCAAAAAAGCACCCTGGGCGGCGAAGGGCATCATCGACATAACATGCTTCCCGTCGGATCTGCTGTCGGACGGGGACGCGGCGAACCTCGGCGGCGTGCCTGCAAACTACCTAGGAGACACGCCCGACACGTTCAACTGGTTCGAAACGGAAAACATCTGGGAGCAGTTGAGCAACGGGATACCCCCGCAATATCGCTGGATGCGAAAGTTCTATTCTTATCCGTACTCGGTCATCGAGTGGACTAACTATCAGGGGTCGCCTCTTCTCCTCAAGCCCGAGCTGTGCTCGACCGACGAGGGAAAAATCTATATGCGCGCCACGAGCTGCGCCGCTAACCCGGGAATGCGCGTTGCCGTGTGGCCCTCGTTATACGGCGGGGCGCACGGCTTCGACAACTCTAACCAGGTTATCGCCTACGATTACGCCGACATGGCGGGAACGAAACAGGGAACTATCCGAACAGGAAATAATCTAGATAACGCCGTTTGGTTTCAAGGTTTTCCAAAGTTCACACTGGTAAACGACGAGGGAACGCTGTCGATCGCGCAGCGAATCAACTCGCTCAACACAAGCTACGCAGGCGCGGGCTGGAGCCTTGCGAAGAGCAACGCTGCGAACCAGCTGGGGTTCTCGCAGACGATGCAATCGCTCGACACCGCGCGGAGAAACAAGGACATTCAAAACATCGCGGACGTCGCGAACGGAGCACTGTCCGCAGTCGGCAGCCTCACAGGCGGAAACTATCTCGCAACCGGCAAGACGGCACCGGGCAACATAGTCGGAGCCGCATTAGGCGGGGCTAGTACGGCGATTGGGCTTGTCGCGGGCAACATGCAGTTTGCCAACACGCAGAACCTCGCGTCCTCGCAAGCAACCCAAAATTACAACCTCGCGAACTGGGCAAACCAAGGGGACTACGAGCAGACCATCGCGCAGATAAACGCGAGCGTGCAGGATGCGGCGCTAACGCAGCCCTCGATTGTCGGGCAGTCGGGAGGCGACGGGTTCAACCTGGCAAACGGCTATATGGGAATCGATGTTCGCTATAAGACGGTGAACGAGCAGATGGCGCGAGTCATCGGCGACTACTGGGGAAAATACGGCTACGCGGCGCACGAGGTAGTGGACATGTCGCGTTTACCGCTTAACCAGATGCGCTATTATAGCTACTGGAAGTTTACGGACATCTATATCGAGCAGGCAGAATGTGCCGAGGCCGACAAGGATGCAATCCGAGGAATCTTCGCGAAAGGCGTTACCGTGTGGCGCGATCCTGCTCGAATCGGCAACGTCTTGCCTTATAACAACACGCCGAACTAGGTAAGGAGGCTATAACGTGGGGCAGAAGGTGGCGAAATACTACGATGATAACGAGGTTCCCGAGCTGCTGGACATGGCGGCGGGGGCCTCGTATATGAGGCAGCTCCATGGAGCGGACGAGCGCTATGAGATGTGGCAGTACCGTTTTTGGATGCAGTACCTCGAAGGTATCGCGCTATCGCGCTTCGAGTGGCACGACCTGCCCGCGGGAATCGACCCCCGCGCCGTGGAGTTTATCCTGTACCGCTTCGGAGCGGCCGGGCTGTTCATGGACAATGGCGGATACCTGTTCGCGCAAGCGAGCTACGGCGACGGTATGAACATGTACTATAACCCTAACGAGGTAAATCTAACGTCACCAGCGGGCGGGTTGTGGCAGCGCCACGCGCAGGCCTACGCGGTTGCCGTGGACGGCGAGGACGTTCCCCGTGTGTGCGCCCCCGACGTGGCAATCTGCTTCGATTCGCTTTTGCGCAGACCGCTGTTCACGATGCTCAAGAACTACGCTGTCCGTCTTGCTGAGATTGACAGGATCGTGCAGGTGAACATGGGGGCGCAGCGCACGCCGTGGATTATCGCAAGCGGCGAGGGTCAGAAGAAGACAGCCGCGCGAATCGTGCGCAAGCTCGAGAACAACGACCAATATATCACCTACAATGCAGCGGGCTTCGACGTGGGGGCAGCGGTGCAAGTGCTCCAAACCGAAGCCCCCTACGTGTCTGGCGACCTGCTTTCCGACCAGCAGCGTGTTCTCAACCAAGCGCTATCCGTTATGGGCGTGGACAACGACCCCAACGCGCAGAAGCGCGAGCGAAAGGTTTCGCTGGAGGTTTTGCAGAACAACGAGCAGGTTATGCTCGCGCGTCGCAATTTCCAGGGGGCGCGAGACCTGTTTTCCGACGCGTGCGAACGCGTGTTCGGCATCCGCCCGTATGCAACCTGGGCAGCGCGCCACGAGTACGAGGATTTGAACGACCTGGGCGGGGTGGGAGACCCTGCAGGAGATGCGAGCGAGGAGGGAACAAGCAATGTTGATTACCGATGACGGCCCCACGCTGCGCGACTGCGTGGAGCTTTACGGCATGGACTGGGAAGAGACCATGAGCGATTACCCCATTTTCGACGAGGGCAAACGGGAGTGGCTCAACGCGCGGATCTACGAGCACTTCGCCTATAGGGAGATCGCGCAGGAAACACCGTCCGACCATTTCCGACTGATTCGGCGCACCATGCACGAGATGATGCCCGCGCTCAATCCCATGTTCTCCGTGCTGGATGGGGAGATAGACATATTGGCGGGGTACGCGAGCGCAGTCGAGCACGACAGCGAGGCGCGGCAGTTGTTTTCCGCAACGCCGCAAACGCAGCTGTCGGCGGCCGAGAACTACGCGACCAACTTAACGGACGCCACGAGCAGCGAAAGCTCGAAAACGTCGGGCCGAAGCATGCCCGCGGGCGACATGCTCACGAGCTGGGCGACGTCGGTTAATAACGCGCTTTATCTCGTGTATAATGGGCTTGAGCCGTATTATCTGCAGATTTTCGATTAGGAGGTGCATATGACCGTTATCGAGAACGCGAGCGATTTCGACTTCGCGTACAAAGGCTATCAGTATCCGCTTCCGCCGACGTGGAAGTACGCTGTTCGGCAGCAAGACCAGATCAATTGGCTTCTGCAGGCGCTTTTGAAAGTCAACTACGAGGGTGTAAGCGCCGACTACCTCTCCGAGCAGATCGCCGGGGCGGTGCAGAGCGTGACGAACGGATACGTCAACGCCGACGCTGCGCTAAAGCAATATCTCGGCTCGCTCATCGCAGCGCTTGAAGACGAGCTATCGAAGCTCGAAGGCGGCATTGCCGCGCAGCGAAACCCCGTGACGGGTATGCGCGACTACGCCTATCAAGTTAGCAAACAGATGTACGACATGCTTCGCACGTATGCCTGCACGTGGGACGAGCTCGCGAACACGGGCAAGACGTGGGACGAGGTCAAGGCAACGGGACATAGCTGGTTCGAAGCGGACATGTTCGGAAACATCTACTGGGGCGACGGACAGCAGCGGGCGAAGTTTACGCCTATCGACCACATCGACGTTAACACCCCTGGTTATACCGACTAAGGAGCTAAAATGGCAACATCTCATTACAACTTCCCGACCATCAACGGAACGGACACCATCGACGGCGTGAACGCGATAAACGGCCTTGCGAACTCGGTCGATGCGGCGCTTTTCGGCGTTGCGGGCAGCATCCCGCAGGAGTACGCGCTGCCTATCGCGGGGACTACCTCGCTTGGCGGTGTGCGCGGATCAGGCGATATCTCGGTTAACGCGAGCACGGGGGATATGACAATCAACGCGAACACCGTGGGGAGCAACGAGCTGCAAACCGGCGCGGTAACGAACAACAAACTAGCAGGTGGCTCGGTTGGCAGCGGCAACCTTATGCCTGACGTCCTGGCTATGATACAGCAAGGCGCGCAAGCTTATAACAGTGTCACCGCCGCTCCGCAGCTCTATCGCCTGCCTGATTACACTTCCGGCCAATATCTCACCAGCGGAACAATCTATTCAAACTATGTTGTCAACCCTTCTGCGCATACCTGCCAGTTAAAGATAGACGCCAGCGGCGTAAATATTAACCTCCCCGCAAGTAATACGTCGCTTGAAAACCCGCTTTTCGCGCTAGGAGTTATCCCGACGCAGTACCGACCCGCAAGCGATTACGCCACGATGATTTGGTCGCAATCGGGCAGCGATGGCTATCAAATCGTGTACTTCCTGGGAGTGTCGAAAGACGGCGCGGTAGGCATCTACCACATCAACTCTTCAGGTGCGCGAAACGGCGAGATGTGGAGCAAGGGGACATTGCTTTACACGTACAGGGCACAAGACGCGTCGTAAACGTTCGAACGGGGCGGGCACATTGCCCGCCCTTTTAGTTTGGAGGTGAGAGCATGCCGACGCGCGACAATACAATAATGTACGCCATGTACGTTATCGGCGAGGTGGAAAGCAATTGGGATTGGACGGGCGTTTACCGAGCCGACCCTATCACGATCGGGATGATGCAGAACTATGGGCAGCGCGCCGAAATCTGCGTTGAGCGCTGCGCAGCCGAAGACCCCGAGGGTTATACGGCGTTCAAAGCGGCGGCCCCGAAACTGGCTGCGGCGGTTGAGCAGGATTACGGATGGAATTGGTGGACAGGCTACTATGTAGACGACGCCGAAGCGGCAGCGTGGCAGACGTGGGCGCAGCGTGACAAAAACCACGTTGGGCAGCAAAAGCTCTGGATTGACGACGCGACGGGCTATATCGAGACGTTGACGGGGTGGGGACTCTCCGAGGACAGGCCGCAAACGCTTATCTACGCAATGTCCATGTATCACCAGTCGCCGCGCGAGGCGGGGAACGTGATAGGGGCGTGCGGCGGATCTGCCACGCTCGACACCATGCACGCGGCGTGCATGAACAACGGGATTTTAGGGCGCTACAAAAACCGTTACAACACCGTTTACGGCAGGCTGTCCGATTGGGACGGCGAGAGCGCACCGCCCGACTTCGGGCAGGTGCAGGACGTGGGCGCAGGCAGCGGCGGGCAGAACACGGGCAGCACGGGGCAGCCTTCGGCAGCTGTTGCCCGAGTACAGCTAGACAACGGCGTTATGACGCTATGGGGCTCAGGGATCTACGCAAGCGGCCTAACGTGTTACAAGTCCGCCCCGAACACCTGGTTGCCGAGCATCTCGAAGACAGGCGAGCCGAACCCCGGCACCAGCACGGGCGGTGGAAGCTCCACGGGAAACGCGGCCCTGAACGAGTTGCGGCAATGGTTGCTAGACCATGTAGGAGCTTTTGCGTACTCGCAGGGCGCGGGGCGCATGTCGCCCGAGGAGTCGGGCTATACGGACTGCTCAGCGCTCATGTGGTACGTATACCACACCGTTACGGGCGAGAACATAGGCAGCTGGACGGGCGACCAGCAGAACTACGGGGAGATAATCGCCGAGGGCAGCGGGGAATTGCCGCAGGGCGACATGCAGGTTATGGATCTGGTGTTCTTCAATTGGCGCGGCTATAACCCCTCGTTCGACCATGTGGAAGCCTATATAGGCGACAACCAGCTTATCGGGCACGGCGGCAATCCGCACATGGGGCCGACGGTCAAGCAGGACGCGAACGCCTACGCGCGAGGTGCCCACGATTGGCGTGTTCGGCGTTACGTCTGAAATAGCGGGTTATTATGACTAGACAATTTTACAATCCATCGAAAGCGATCAGCTACGGCGCGCCTCTTACCGCCGTTATCTCGATGCGCTCATACGGCAAGACCTACGGGTTCACCAAAGCAGCGATAAAAGACTGGATGCGCGACAAGTCGCAGTTCGTCTATGTGCGCCGCTACGATACCGAGCTGAAGACCAGCGCGCCGAAGATATTCGACGATATCGCGGCTCACGATGAGTTTCCTGGTTACGAGTTCAAAATGCAGGGCTATACGGGGCTTGTGCGCAAGAAAACGCCCGATGACTCCGCGAAGTGGGAGGAGATCTGCTATTGCATCCCGCTCTCGAAGCAAGCGAGCTATAAAGGCGTAGCGTTCCCGAGGGTGAAAAAAATAATCTTCGATGAGTATATACGGGTACTCAAGACCCCGCCAGGCTACCTACGCGACGATATGGGCGCTCTGTTCAACTTGTACAAGACTATTTCGCGCGATCGCGAGAACGTGCACATGTATTTGCTGGGCAACGCTTGCGACCTCACGAACCCGCTGTTTCTGTTCCTCGGCCGCGAGCTCAAGGGCGAACCGAAAGACGGGTTTAGTTGGTACCGAAATAAAACGGTGCTTGTGGAGTACGCCAAAAACCAGCAGTTCGCCGACGAGGAGCGCCAAACGGTAGTCGGCCGCCTGGTCGATGGAACGCAGTACGCGGGCGTTATGATCGATGCTAAGTTCGCGAACGCGGGCGAAGAGTTCATAGCCGCGAAGCCTTCTCGCGCCCGCTACCTCTACGGGTTCGAGTGGCAGGGAAAGCAGTTCGGATGCTGGGTCGATGAGCGAAACGGGTATTACTATATAACTCGCAAGGTTCCGAAAGATGCCGACTCTCCGAAGTATCACATGTTTGCGTTGTCGGCGGAGGACATGCGCCCGAACATGTATATGATCAAGCGGGCTGACCCATTTATCAAAACCTTACAGCGGCTCTATACCATTGGCGTTTGCTTCTTCGACAGTCCAGCAACACGCGAACAGTGGCTCAAGATGACTGGACTTATCGGGTATAGGTAAAGCGAAGGGGCGAACTTATCGCCCCTTCTTGTTAACTGGTTCTCAACATTTTCCAACAATCGTCGCAAACTACGCTATCGCCTGATATCCAATGGTTTAGCGCTGGCTCTGGGCTTATAGCTACCTGAGCGCCGCACACAGCGCAGGGCTGATAATCGTGCTCGCTGCTCATGCTGTACGCGAGCACAGCCCCCGCTACAAGCGCAACGGCGAGGGCGAGGGAGATCGGTTTAGTCATGGCTCACGCTTTCCCGGTCGCCGTAAATCTTATCGTAACGAGCAGACACGGCCCGTTCAACACTGGCATAGCTTTCACCAAGCAGGTCACCAAGCATAATAACACCAGCGGTGCAGTATGCGCTGAAGCGCTCAACGGCGCGTGTATCGCCAACCGCTTCATGATAAAATTGCAGATTCCGCCACGCGGCGATCGTGCTCACAGCTTCAGCCCGCTGCTCGTCGGTGATTACCTTCTCGTTCATTTCCTAACCTTCCTTCCTGTTCCCTTTCGACGTGTTTATTGTAGCACGAATTGTGCAATATTTGCAAGAGCGAATTTTACCGAATTTTGGGCGTGCGAATTTTGCTCGTGCGGTGCATGGTGGATTGCGTGGAGGTGGATTGCGTGGAGGTGGTTCGCGTGGAGGCGGTTCGCGTGGAGGTTGTTCCTGCGGCGTGTAATTGTGTAGTTTGTGTGTGGAATTATTTGTGTGTAGTTTGTGAGAAATTTTTGATTGTGCTTTTGTGCGTGTTTTTTGCATGGTTGTGAGGAGAAATTTTTGGGGGTT